TAATGGGAGTAGAACAGCAAGAAAATATTAAAAATTCTAAATTATCAAGAATAACACAGGCTTTGCAAGCTGGATTAATAACAGCAAAGGAAAGCAAGCAAGCAATAAATAAAGAGAATTTATTGCCAATTAAAATAGAAGAAACAGACGATTTGACGCCAACTGAATTGCCGATAAATTCAAGAAGCTCTATTTAATTATGAAATTACTAAAAATTTTACATTTCAAAAATGAATATTATGAAGCTCTTGAGAAAGGGATAAACTCTATTTTTAAACAATTATATCTAGGGATAATAGACATAATTCAAAAAGACATAGACCAACAAATAAAATTAAATGCAAAAAATGATTTATTATATGCAATTCTTAATGGGAAGTTGCAATATATAGGCGGACATTTAGAAGGACAATTAAACGCTAATCTTACAAAAGAGATTAAAAAGATAGGCGGCGTTTGGGATAAGAAGACAAAATCATTTGCAATTAAAGACTTTAATTTGCCTTACGATATGAGAATAGCAATAGGAACATCTGAAGTCAGACGCAAAGAATTAAACAACAAAATTATGCGATATTTAGAAAAATATGATATTGAAATACCAGAATTAGAACATTATTTTTTTAAGACAATAAATAATATTGAAGTTGATTTTAAAGACGGACTTAAATCAATTACAGTTCCACCTGAAATGAATTATGAAGTTTTATCAAAAATAGCAAAAGATTATGCTGAAAATATGAAACTCTATATTAAAAATTGGAACGAAACGAGCATAAAAAGATTAAGAGATAAAATTATTGACAATACTTTTAATGGTTATCGTAGCAGCAAATTAATAACAATGATACAACACGATTACGATGTAAGTAAAACAAAAGCTAAATTTTTGGCTGAACAAGAAACAAGATTAGTTCTTGCAAATTATTCAAAGGCTCGTTATAAAGATATAGGTGTTGACGAATATATTTGGCGAGCAAGACACGATAATAAAACAAGACCGGAACACAAACTATTAGATGGCAAGAGATGTTCGTTTTCAAATCCGCCTGTTGTAGATTTAAAAACAGGACGCAGAGCAAATCCCGCTGAAGATTATAATTGTAGATGTGTAGCACAAGGAATTTATAAATGATTGCAAAAAATAGTAATATTTTTTTCTGCCGTGTAGCCCCAACTCTCCTGCACGGCAGTTTTTTGCAAAAACAGTTGACATTTATTTTAAAATATTGTATATAATCTCTGAGAGAGTTGGAAGGATTAAAAATGATTGCTAAAAAGTTTCAAAATTCTTCCAAAGAACCACAAGTATATTACGGAAGACATATATCTGCCGGTGTATGCGGTTTTCTACAAGAAACAATCCTAATTACAGATGACACATTAAAAAAAATGGATTCAACTTTTGCGGGGAAACCTGTTTTTGTTGACCACCAATCTGTCGATTTGCCTAATTTACAAACACAAGCAGACGGATATGTGAGCGAAAGTTTTTATTTAAAAGAAGACGGCTCACATTGGCTTAAATTTATTGCCGTATCTGATAAAGCACACGAAGCAATAAAGAACGGTTATAAATTAAGTAATGCATATAAAGCACTTGCTTTTGGAGTTGGCGGAACTTGGCATAATGTTCCTTATGACAGAGAGATTGTCGAAGGAGAATATAATCATTTAGCGATAGTTAAAAATCCGAGATACGAAGAAAGTTTAATTTTGACTTCTGAAGAATTTAAAAAATATAAAGAAGAAAAAGCAAAACAGTTAGAAAGTATGATAAATTCAAAAGAAAATCCAGAGGGAGAAAAAAAGATGAAATGGAATTTGTTTAAAAAGGACAAAACGCCTGCTGATGACTTGCAAAATTCTATCGTTAAATTGGAAGACGGAACGGAAATTGAATTGAAAACTATTTTAAATGCCGTTGCCAAAAAGAACGAAGAAGATAAAGCAAAAGAAGAAGAAGCAAAAAAAGCTGAAGAAGATAAAAAGAACGCTGATGAACTTATGAAAAAAGAAATTAAAGTCGGCGAAAAGTCAATGACTGTTGAAGAGCTTGTAAAAGAATATCAACAGAAATGCAAAAACAACGAAGAAACCGACGAAGAAAAGAAGAAAAGGGAAGAAGAGGAAGCTAAAAAGAAAGCAGAAAAAGAAGAAGAAGAAAAGAACAAAAAAAATGCTCTTGAAGAAGAAGAAAAAAGAAAACAAGAACTTTTAAATGCAGGGAATAATGTTTTTAAAAATGATGTAAAAATTATTGCTGATACTTCAGCAAGACAGCTTGCTCGTGGAGCAGAAAAATACGGCTCTAAAAAATAATAGGAGGAGTAAAATAAAATGACACAGACTTTAAACCAATTTTCGCAGTCAGCTGAAAGAGGGCAAATATCTTTGCTTGGTGCAGAGGGGTTTCTTGTTTCTGCAATAGTTGATAGCACAGAAACAGGAACATTAAATGCGGGCGACGCAGTAGAAATTATATCTACATCAAGAGGAATACCAAAAGTTAAAAAACTTGCTGCTGCAACAAATAAAGTTTTCGGATTTGTAATTTATAATCCGGTAAAAAATGCAAATGTCGCCGGCGACAGAATTGAAGTTATGATTACAGGCGGAGTAATGTATATGACAGCTTCTGAAGCTATTAATGCAGACGTAGAGGTCGAATATGATATTACAACAGGAAAGGTAGCCCCTTATGTTGTTGATTCGGGAATAACACCTAATACTATTGTTGGAAAAACAATAGATTATGCTTCAGGAAATAACATACTTACAAGAGTTTATATAAAATCTTTATAAGGAGATAACAAGTGATAATTTTCAAAAATTCAAAAGGCGAAGATGTAGTTTTAAATGAAAGAGAAAAAGCGGTTTGTAAAGCCCTTGAAAAACAACATAAAGAAATATTGAACGCACTTGGTATAGAAATTGATATTACAACTTTGACTACTGCTATCAAATCAGTTTCTGACCAAAAGTTTTTTGAAGTTCCTGTAGCAGATTATTTGCCTGTTGCAGTTGGAGAGGGAGCATTTTCAACAGAGTTATTGAAATATGTATCTTATTCAATGGGCGGAGATTTTGAAGACGGAATAATTAAAACGGGAACGGCAGGAAGCAAACTCGCACAGACAGACGCCGGAGTAGAAGGTATAAAAATACCTATCGTAAACTGGGCTAAAGGCTTGAATTGGAATTTACAGGAAATACAGACTGCTGCAAGAAGTGGCAACTGGGATTTGATAACTGCAAAAGAAAAATCAAGAAAGAAAAACTGGGATTTGGGAATACAGAAATCAGCTTTCTTGGGTAGTGCAAATGTTTCCGGCGTTGAAGGACTTTTAAATCTTTCAAATGTAACATCAAATCTTACAGTAATAACAAAGAAATTAAGCGATATGACGGCGGCAGAATTTACGGTATTTGTTTCTAAAGTCTATCAGGCTTATAGAGCAAATTGTAATTATACTGCAAAGCCTACTCATTTTGTCATACCGGAAGAAGATTACAATGGTTTGGTACAGCCTTTCAATTCCAATTATCCATTAAATACAAGACTTGCTTTCTTGAAACAGGCATTTTCTGAAATTGGATTGACAAAGATTGAGATACTTCCTTTGAGCTATGCACAGAAAGCATTAAGCGGATTATCTGTTGACAGATATGCAATGTATAATTACGATTCTGACAGCTTGTCAATGAATATTCCTGTTGACTATACAGCAACGCTTGCGAATACGATTAATGGCTTCCAATGGGAAAACGCTGCTTACGGACAGTTTACATCAGTAAAGGCTTTCAGACCTAAAGAAATACTTTACTTTGATTTCTAATTTGCAAAAAGGAGAGAGTTAAATGGTTTTGTTGATTAATAAGAGTAATAGTTCATTCGTAGTTAACGAAGAACTAACCATTAAATCGGGGGCAATAAATGAAGTATCTTCAGAGATTGCGGATAAATTAGTAAAAATGTATCCGCAGTCTTTTGAAGTAAAAATAATCGGGCAGTCGGATAAATCAAATAAAGTTGATGAAAAATCAATACCGGCAGCGACAGAAGAAGAAAAATCAGTAGAAGTAAAGAAAAAAGGAAGAAGACCTAAAATTCAAATTGTAAAATAAAAAAAGGGGCATAAAGTGTATATTCCTATAACTGTTTCGGAATTTAAACAACATTTTTTCAGGGATTTTCCTTATGCCCCTATAAGTTCTCCGAATGATGTAAACTATATAGTCGATTTAGATATAACAAAAGCTTTAAGCGAGGCAAGTTTAGGTTTCAATCGTGATTTATTTAGCGAAACAGACGAAATTAAACTTGCTTTTTTATATCTGACTGCTCATTATTTAGTAATTGATATTGCAAATAGTTCAAGCGGACTTGCGGGAACATTTCAAGGATATGTTAGTAGTAAGTCTGTTGGCAGTGTTTCTGAAAGCTATACAATACCTCAATGGATTTTAGATAATCCTATTTACAGTATGTTCTCGCAAACGAGATACGGAAATAAATATTTAAGTATGGTTGCGACAAGGGCAATAGGAAATGTTGGAATAGTCGGCGGAGCGACTTTACCAAAAGGAAGGGTAACAAAAA